TTTACCAAATTAAAATGTTTGTTTATTTCATTTGTGAGAACTTCATTTTTGGCCTTATCAAGATCATCTAACAAATCAAGAATCTTCTGTGCATCCGCTTGAGCCTGTCCAAGATTGCGCTTATTAGCCAGCAACTCTTCAAGCCTTGTTTCGTCAGCTTCTGTATCAGACTTAGCGATCTTGGCTTCGCACTCAGCTAACTCCTGCCTGAGTGCGGTCTCTTCGGATTTTAATCTTGTCCTTGTGGCCGTTGTCTCCATACCAGCCATGTTAATTTCAAACGCCTCTATTTGCGCCATCACGCCGATATACTCATCATCACCTGATATGTCAACGCATAATGGAAGTGCGTTATATTCTTCTTCAAGCTTGGTAAGCTTTGTTCCTGTATCAGCAACAGTCTTTCGATTGAGTTCATTGCATTTTTTAAGTTTTTCTATATGCTCCTCAATCTCCTTGATCTTCTGAGCTATGGTATTGCCATCAGCCTCAACTGCTGCCAGTCGCTCGGCTTGATTCTGTGCAAAATCGCTCTTAAGTCTTTCGATATCTTCTGTCGGAAATTCTCTATGGCAAGTTGGGCATATGGTAGTAAGTTCGTTAAATTTCTCAGCATTAACGGATTTCCATTCTGCAACAAGTTTTTCCTTCTTTGATTTCCAAATACTCAAAGTTCTTGTTGACTGGTCAATATCCCAGTCGTTATCAGAAATTCCCTGGATTACACTCATCTGAGTAGTCTTGCAATCATCTATCGCACTTCTAAGTGCTGCTCTCTTGCAATCAAGATCCTCGTTCGCCTTATTCTGCATTGCGGATATTTTGAATTTTAACTTTAGAATCTTATCTGCAATTTTGTCATGTTCAGCAGCTACCTTATCCATGTCCAGCTGATCTTCTGTGACCTTGTTCAGTTTTTCTTTAATTGCATTTTTCTGCAATTCCAAGGCGGATATATCTAATGACTGTTTGATCTGTATATCTCTTTCCTTTTCTGCTATCTGTCCGTCAAGAACTGGTAACTCCTTTGCAGCTTTGGACTTTGTAGCTTTATTCATTGCTGAAAGTTCGTCTGCCGTATACCTTTCAAGGAGTGGAACAAGTTCAGCAAGTTCAACCTTGCTTTTTGCGACGTCAACATCTGATACGCCATCTACAAGCGCAAACAGAAAATCTCGCATTTCTGCTGGTTTCTTTGCTAGAAATGCATTGATGTTACTACACATCTTGAGAATAGACATATCAGCGTCAAGATATGCATTAAAATCCCTCAATGTCTTCGGCACTTCGTTAATCGAATAGGAATTATCATCCTTGTAACTGCTGCCATCTTTACTATATTTCCTCTTCTGAGACTTACGCATGACGACTTCCTTGTCATCAACGTCAAACACAGCTGTGACCGATACATCCGTGTCATCTACAGTCTTGCCATCAACCATGCGGCGAATAGGTGGATTATCAGAAAGCTGATAATCACAGTTGAACAACAGCCACATATAAGCGTTAGTTATTGAGGATTTCCCTTTGCCGTTGGAAGCAGCAATCTTAGTGTTATCCCCAAAAATAATTTCCTTATGTGCATAACACATGAAGTTCTCTAAAATTAACTTTTTCAAACTGATTTTCATTTTTTATCTACCTCCAGTGGCAATTCACCAAGTATAATAAGTACCACGTCCAGATCTATAAACTTTTCTCTTCTTGCTACACTTATGAGCACATCAGCTCTCGTCTCCATATCTATTAATTCCTCATATCTATCGCGAGGAATAGTCACACTGTCTGTGCTGCTGTTATTACATGTTCCTTCGCAACTAATTTCCATCTTTCTCCTCTCTTTCTTCAAGCACTTTAAATTTTGAAACAGATACCTTTTCTCCTTTCTTTCTTCAAGCACTTCAAATCTTGAGACAGATACCTCATAAGCTGTCTTTTTCTCTTCGGTGCCATCCTCATAAAATTTGTTGTATTCCCTTGACTGAAATCTGCCAGTTATGCCAACCATAGAATTAAGTGGTACATCTGCGAATCGGTCAGCGCTCTTGCCCCACAAGAGGATTGGAATTAGATTTCCAATTCTATTAGGGAGATTATTGATTACTCTAGTGTCACAAACCCTATATCCTCTAGGTGTTGCCCTGATCTCTACATCGGCAAACTTATGGGCAATAAAATCGACTTTGTTCTTATCGCATGTATAAGGCTTGACCTCATGTACCTCTATATATACTTTTGTGTGATTTACACCTGTTGAATCGACAACATGCTTAGTGCGGATATGTCCGGCTACCTCTACATAATCAAATCTGCTGATATATGCGACCTTGCTATCTTCAATGTAACAAGGCACTAAATCCTCTGTTCCACTCAGTCGCCTTGCACTTATAATCACGCGATAATACGACTTATTACCTACTGTGAACTCATATATAGGCGTATCAACAACACATCCAGCGATCACCGCATTGTTGTTTGGCCAATCACTAATATTTTTTTCTCTCATTCCTTTCCTCCTCTATAGTTTCCATCTTTTGTTCAACTGCCAGCATTGTAAAAACCAATCCTGCAAATGCCAAAATAATCAATATCTTTATCCAAATGGGTAAATGAATGTTAAATAGTTCTACCCCTACAGGTACGAATATGATGGCTACATAAAACACAACAGACATCAGTGTGCACAAGACTCGAATTATGATCGTGTCTAAATTTCTTCCCACACAATCACCTCCTGGCATCACAATACTGCCCTATATTCATCTGGGCATTAGCACCGCTGATCTGCTCGGATAGTGCCGTTGGTGCTGAGTAACCGTCGATAAACTCTCTCACGTTGTCTATGTACCTACGCTTGATGCTCTTATATGTGGCTACGCAACCGAACTCTCTCTTAAGCTGGCAATATATATCCTTAAAAGTCTGCGATCTTATGCTCCTGTCAGCGTAAGCCTCGCTATCTTTGCCACCTAGTACCGACACTGCCTTGCGCTTGACAAGTTTCTGCACTTCGTCAATCTCGCATCCGTACAAAGGCATATCGTTCTCCAGCCTGTCCACCCTCTCTGACAGTTCAGTGTTGCCCTGGGCAAGAAGTTTTATCTTCTCTTCGGTTGTCATAGGCTTTGCACTGTAGTTGCCTGTCTTGCGGATAGATGGAAGTACCTCAGATGTTACCCATCTACGAAAACTCTTTGCGTTTGGCTTGTCACTTCGCAAGATAACCGCATATAAGCCACTCTCGGTTATAAAGTTTGTTTCACCCTGACGCCCTAACTCTAATTTAGTGCGTTCATCATCATCTAATCGCTGAGCGACCTTTGATGGGTTCTGAATGTCCAGCACCTTACAAACATCTACCAAGCAAAATAACGGCTCTCCATCTACAACGGCGGTTCTCATATTAAATTCGCCATCTGTAAATAACTGTATTTCGTTCATACTTCTCCTTTCCTTATAGTGTAAATTTCTCTAGCTACTCCTTTTCCTTTGGGCTGCTCTCCGCCGCGTCTGCCAGTGTCTCTGCCTTGCCTAGTAAGTAGCCTTTGTCAAACTCTGACATGCTCGGTAAAGTCTCTTTGAGTTTTTCAACTATCTGCTTTTCCTTTTCGCTCATGTTTTCACCTCCTTTGTTCATCTGATGTACACATGATAGCACATTAAATCAACACTGTCAACATATTTGTTGACTTAATGTACATTATGTGGTAATCTATTAAATGAAAGGAGGTACAATATGAAAGAACGAATTAAGGCAGTGAGAATCAAAGTTGGTAAAAATCAAACGGACTTTGCTCAAAGTATTTCAGTTTCAAGATCAGCTATTTGTAAAATGGAAAGTGGTGAAAATTCCCCATCAGAACAGACAATCAAAATTATATGTAAAGAATATGATGTCAACGAAGAATGGCTGAGAACTGGCGAAGGAGAAATGTTCATACAGAAGAGCAAGGAAGAACAGCTCGGAGAAATGCTTGCCGAGATCACCAAAGCAGATGATGAGTCTTTCAAAAAAAGATTGATTGTTGCTCTTGCTAACCTTGATGAAAATGGTTGGGATAGCCTTGAAAAATTGATTGATTCAATTTCAAAGAAATAAAAAACACCCCAAGAAGTACCATTGGTACTTCTTGGGGTTTGTTTTACTTAATGAGATTCATAACATAAGCATATAGTATGTTAATTATGCGTTCGTCTGCTATCTTTTGTACTGCATCTGTTATTTCTTTCTTTTTTTCCTCCACAACCTATACCCCCTATACAAATTATGCTATCATTTGTACTTTATAATATATGCAAATACAAATCTGTTTATTCCATCAAGAATATAATAAATTGGGTAATTGCATTTTCTTATACGCCGTGATAGGATGGGAATATATAATTATGGGAGGGATAATAAAATGGCAAATACTCGAATCTGCCCGAGATGTGGCAAAATAAATGATGTATCATGGCGATTTTGTTGTAATTGCGGACTAAGTATGTACGCTCCAAGACCTGTTCCTCAACAAGCGCCACCTCCACCACCGCCATTAACACCAGCCCAGCAAAAACAACAACAGCAACAATTAATTGCTCAACGAAACAAACAAATAACGTACTATAGACAAAACGGGATTGCGTATTGTCCTAGATGCTTAAGTATTCACGTTGATTCTGTTGGCGGTGAAGTGATGGGAGCGCGCGATCAAAAGACGAAAACAAGGTACACAGTTAATTTGAACCCATTTAGACCGTTTACACTTGTAAATAAAAAAGAAAAGGTCGTTAGAAAAGCTAATCCGGGTAGATTTGTTACTACATGGCATTGCAATGATTGCGGATTTGTTTATAAATAAAAATCAGTCATGCCGAGAAAATTCCCAAGATCTTCAAGCTCAGCGATAGAAAAATCAGTTTTGCCATTCATTTTTGAATTAAATGTGGCAATGCTCTTATCAATAGCACTTGCACACTGAGCATAATTCTTTCCTTTCTCCCTTATAACGCCTTTGAGCTTTGGTAAGTTCATATTGTGCCCTCCTTTCTTTCATATTGTGATAGTATTATAGTATTAAATAAGAAAGGAGGTAATTACCATGGCTAGTCAATTCGGATTGAGGGTTGGAAACAACATCCGCAACTATAGGTTAGCAAAAGGAATGAGTATGAGGGAACTTGCTGGAAAGGTCGGTCTCACCGAGGCTACTATTCAAAAATATGAAACAGGTGCAATAAAAACACTTGATGTAAGCATGTTGATGAAGTTTGCAAAAGCTTTAAATATTCCACCAGAAGATGTTGTTGGTTGGGATAAGGTTGAGAAGAGAAACGATGAAAGCATGGAAGTAATGAAAAAGTACAACTTACTTACAGATGGTCATAAGAAAGCTGTACTTGATCTAATTGATAACCTTATACAATGTCAAAGTTAAGTGAAATATAATTGATTTAGTATTTCATAGACTCTTTGACATTCCTTTTGGGGGAGAACTTGTAGGAGTTGGTCAATTTCCTTTACAAGTTCTCCTTTTTCTTTTGAAGTTATGTTATTTCCCATATCTTTACCCCTCCCATACAAATTTGCTATCATTTGTATACTTATATTATATGTGCAAATAAATTAAAATAGAAGTCTAATTTTTTGTCATAATATATGGTAATTTGGGGAAATGCATGGTACTATGACAATATTATATACTACATTGGTGAGGTGAATACGAATGAGTAACTTTTTAATTGCGTTTGGGGCAATAATAATGTTTTTAGGAACAAGCATATGCGTAGCATTGACTATAATATTATTATGTAAAAATAAAAAGGCTATGCCATTTATAATAGGCATTTTTGGCTCTATGATTGTTGGTGGAATATTACTTGGAATAGGTTGTGCGAATCAACCCGAATCAGGGCATAAAGAAGTTGCATATAACACTACAGAAGCAGAGGTAACTGAAAAACTTACAACCGAAGAGACAACTGAGACACCGACCACAGAAGAAGCAACCGAGGAAGAAACAGAAACCGCTACCGAAGAGGTTAATGCAACGGATATTTCAGATATGCAGTTTCAGTCTTATTGGGATATGGCAAAAGAAACTGTAGAAAGTTGCTTGAAAAATTCTAAGTCAGCAGATTTTCCATCTTCTGTTTTTAATCAGGGCAATATTGCCATGGAACGAAAAGGACATCTTGTCGTAGTCCAAAGTTATGTATATAGCACAAATTCATTTGGAGCTGAGGTTAAAAGTGATTTTACTGTAGAAATGTTAGTATATGATACTGACAATTTTATATATGATGTTGTCTATCTCAATATTGATGGAGAGACAAGTGGAGAATATGTGAGTCTTGACGAATGGGATGAAACAAATACAAGCGGAGAAAGTGAATAATCACAATCTCCGCTTTTCCTTAATAATTTGTTCCTATGCAAAGAAAAATATAATCCACGTCCGTTGATGACTTAGCATCTTTGGAATTAAACGCAAGTGTTAAGGTAAAATTATTATCACTGATTGTACCCCATGGGAAACTACTCGGAGTATGTACAAAAATCGGTTCACCTTGTGTTGACATCATTATAGGCACTACTTCTTTTGTTCCTTCTGGTACGGCAATACTTATTGTTGCTTCTACATACTCATTGTTATTTGGCACGGTAAAAGAAGCTGATAAAACATCTATTAATGACTTTGTTTGCGACACAGGGATTAATTCGTTAATGTTTGATGTGATTGCATTAATAAGTCCTGCATTAAAATCGTCACCTGTTTGATCATATTCTGTTACATCTTCAAAACTTACCGTACCATCGGAGTTGTGAATCATGTTGTATCTTCTTTTTCCATTCATTTCGGATGACAGTATATCATCTCTATAGTCATTATTTAATTCCTGCATAATATCCTCCTATATTCTAATGTCTTTATATGCTCCCATTCTGAATGGAATGCGTTTTCTCGTTTGTCTTATTCTGTCAAGCATATCTTTTATTTTTTGGCAAGCATTTTCAAGTCGGCTTATCTCTTCGGAGCCAATAAATGCACCATTGTCATAGAATGTTTGCTTAACACCTATATCTTGAGGGAATACAGTGTTATTAATTCGATCAAGATTGTTTTCAAATTTATTAAATTCATCTGCATAATAAAAATCTGTGTAAGTTTTATCTGCACCCATATCTTCAAAGTTTACAACCGGTGCACACAAAAGTTCTGCTTGTTCCTTTAAATAATATATATTATTCTTAATTCTGTTGTAGTCGGAACATTCAAATACATCGCCGCTTTTCCAATTTGTCTTAGGTTCATTCCACAATTAATCCACCGCCTTTCTTGCACTAAGCTTTCCACTCCAGGCACCATTAAATGAAAGTTCGTTTTGATATGTTTTGACTTTTATTTTGTCGCCATTCGACTTGATCATATTGAATAAATCCCCGGCATCTACGCTAGGGTCTCCACGCCAACTTATTGAATAATCAACTGCGCCTAGATAATAATTCGCTAACCAATCATCAAGCAAACTAGCTACTTCTGTGCTATCAACAAGTGGATTATTCCAATTAACTGTTTTAGTTCCGCTGCTATTGTATCTATGGGTTAATCCTTTAGCATCCACTACATATTCATATCCACTGACTGTGTACGTAAGTGTTGTATCTTTTTCAGTTAGACCATCAAATTTTAGCATGCAGTAATAGGCACCACTTTCTACAACTGTAACTGTCACATTACTTGCATCAGTGATGGCGGTATAACCGTGACTAGGTGCTGAAAAGTCAACTTTCACAATATTGTTGTTTGGATTGACAGTAATTTTTTCGGACACAAGTTCTTTTTTGTCGGTGCCGGGTTTATATGATTGTTTTTGAACGGTAATTGACTTTAATTTATCTTCCATCGTAACAGTTGGTGTATCAAACATATCATCTTTGGACAGTTCATAGTCTGTTGCGTCACCAATTCCAACATAGTCTATTGACACTCTTGCGTATGGCTCAACTTTTGTAAATTCTATAACAACTTTGTTCGCAGAGCCATAACGATTGTAGTCTGTCCAGTTAAGGCTATCTACATCGGTAATAACAACATCATCAACAAGCGTATCATTATCATAAGTTTTTATAGTAAATTCAAGAGGTTTACAATTTCTAAAATTAATTATAAATCCATACCAACTGTAAGATATATCTAAATTGAGAATAATTGTAGGATTTGCAGAAAACTCGCCAATGCCGTTTGCTATTTCCTTGCTCACATATCCTACTTCTTTATATATTTTGTTTTTAGGTAAAAAACAAAGGTTCCCGCTGTCAAGTCGTGAAAACCCGGTACTGCACATTGCGTAAGCTGTTTTCATGCTCTGCATCTTCTCCTATTCTACGCACAAATCCATTGTGAATGAATGTTTTTCGCCTGGTTGCAGTGTTACCGGCTCGATAACTTCACGTGCTAACATCATTGCTCCCGTGAAAGCACTTGCATAACTCGCATATAACCCTACTTCTGATATGGTTAGTGGTGCATTACCTGTATTTCGTATAACTCTAGTGATAGTTATAATTGAACTTGAAAATGTCTGCGGTATATCTTTAGTTTGTGTGACGATCTCATAGTCTTCTGTCACATTTTCAAGCTTTATATCTGCCGCTGTTGCTGGTGTTGTGCCTGTCCCTAACACTATATAAACTCCGGTTATGGCTGAGCTAGGCGCATTTTTTAAAAGCAACGATGCACCAAACAGCTGTCTAAACCAAGAGTAACTTGCGCTAGCTGTTTTATTTTCTGTGGTTTTACACACAGTATAATTGCCTGAAACCAGTTGACAGTTTAGGCTGACAAGACCGGCGAAATTATTTGTCAACATATATATACTTCCTCCTTTAATCCAATGTATTATCTATCTTGTGTGTCACTCGGCACTGCACCACACCGGATATCATTGTTGTGCTTAATATCTGTGAGTTTGATGTACCTGTCTGTATCTTTCCGACATTCTCAGCCATCACATCAAATGTATCTGTCGCCTCTGTGCTTACACCTTTTTCAGTGATAGCACTGGCGACTTTAGACTTGCCATCACTGACAGATTTTTTTACTTCTGCAACTTCATCTGATATTGTTTTTATACTTTTGTCTATCTTGTCCATGTCTCCTGTGTAATCTGTTCGCCAATCTGGAATATCATCATTACCGAATTGGCATAATCCAAGATTCTCCGTTTTATTTTGCGATGCCAAAAAATCACCTCTCTACTATTTAAGTTTAAATTTTGCTTGTGTAGCATACTCATAAGCTGTTAATTTATATGTATCATACCTGCTTGCTGTCAGCCTTAACATTGCATACTGTTTAGCTGTCAATGCTCCATTATCATCATGTAACACGCTGTCAATATCACTAAAATCTAACTGTCCATTTGATGATATTGTTTTTGTGGGTGTAATTGCGGATTGTATATGAATCCTATTTTGCCTGTCAATGGACAAAGTGCATCTGCCGGCATTGGCAATTATCTGCAAACACTCTGCGTGCGTAGCAACTGGTAACGGATTGTGTGTTACAGTATTTTTAAGAAAATTATCAAGAAAATAGTTACTACTGTCTGTAATTCCTGCATCTGCCAATACTAGCAGTGCCAAATCGTACAAGCTAATCCCATTTGCATAATACTGACCTTTATAGTATTGCCCGGTTAACAATGTAAATCTATCTGTAGCATTAAATGTCGCTTCTCTACTATTAGCCGACCATGCGGATAAGTAAGTGGTTTGCTCCGGCAACCATTCAATATTGCCCTGTCCGTCTACATCATAGCCAAACTGTACTTTAACCTCTTGACCGATTCCCATATACTGTATTGCACTGTCTGGATTGTCTGGATCGTAATATTGATCTTGATTATCAACTTTAATCATAACATCCATTGATGGTATGGTTTCTGCTATTGGAGATACATATTCTTTGCTACTGTAGTCCATTACCTCTTCGTTGGTAAATGTTTTTGCAAGACCACACTTAAATGAGTATATTCTCAATCTATTCTGCCCGTAACGCATTTGAGTTGGTTCGATTGTAATAAATGTTATGTCTGTAAAAACATCTTCCGTTATCCATACTTCATCAGCGTTACGATAACGTGTAGTGCCATTGTTAGTAATAATATCAAACTCAGTCGGATAACATTTTCCAAAATTGACAGTCAAGCCCTTAATAGTATGCGAATTTGCTAGCACCATTGTAACTGTTCCCATAATATCAGCAGTTACAATGCCGTTGTTATAGTAATCGGTGCCAGTTCTAGGCAAGAAAAAAGCATTGCCATCGAGGACAGCAATGCCAGGTTCTGCTGTAGCATATATTCTAGTTACTTCTTCGCCATCAAAAGGGGCAATGTCATTAGAATATGCTACTGTTTTTGTTTGTTTGTCTAGTTTTATTTCGTTTTGGGCTCGGGAATTTACAAGGCCTATTGTTGCTTTGATATAACCTCTGTTTCGGTTAAGGGACTTCATAGATTCCTTATATTTTTTGCTTACATTTTGCATTACATCACCTACCAGTATCTATAAGGTTGAACTGACAGTTACGATATTTAGTTACTATGTGCGATTTTGGACTTGCAAACAATGGTTCTGCTGTTCTGTCGCCTGGGTACATTATAATTGTTATCGGTTTACCTGTGCGATAATCTTCAAATGTAACTGGAATATAAAATGGTTCAACCGCTTTTAACATTGCTTGCCAAATTTTTGGTTCAAGGCCGACCCACTTCATATTGTCCAGTTTATACAAGTCTCTGCCAATCCTTTGACCGATAGTTACATTGTTTGCATTACGGCCGGCATTAACTGTCGTTGTAATGGTATAAGTAAAGCCAACGGCCGGACACGGAAAGTCCACACCGTTGACATTTAAAAAACTTGATAATCCTTGTGCCATATTATCACCTCTATGCTGTTGTAAATTGATAACCGTTACGTGATCTACGCCTATCCGTTTCGCTGACAAGGGTTCGACCATCAATATTGATAGATGTATCTTTATCTGCTGTCTCTCTTGTGTTTTGGGCGATTTGAGACAAGTAAGGCGCGAGAACATCATCAACTGCTTGCCTAACTCCACTTGCTATACCGGCGGTAATCTGTTCGTTGTTTGCAACGACAGACTTTCCGTTGTCAAACTTACCCATTATCTCACCTTGGTTTGCACGGAACCATCCGTCTTCTGGGAATCCTCCGGTTGCATAAGTTGGCATGAAACTAAAAGTACCAGACATCGCTTGCTTAAGTGGGTCTGATGCTTGCTTAACATTGAATTTTATTTCTTTTTGGGACATACCCATGAAAATTTTGTTTGCGGCATTTTCACCAAGTTTTTTTAAGCCCTCATCTGTCTGTGTCTTAATATTGTACTGTACACTTTTGCCAGTAAAGTTCTTTTGCAATGTATCATTAATTGACTTAACCGCACTACCGCTAGTTGTTGGCTTGCCGTTAACAGCGGTATTTGCATTATACTTAACTGTTTTATCTTTCCAGTACCGACTGAAAATATTGGATATGCTAGAAAGTTTTTCACCTGTAGTTGCATTTTGACCGTTTATAGCGGTTTGCGCATCATACTTAGCACTCTTGCCTTTCCATACAGATGACCACCGATTAGCTATTCCGGATAAGATGCTGCTACTTGGTGTATTTTGTCCATTTGTGGCGGTTTGCGCATCGTACCTAGCATTCTTGCCTCTCCAAGTATCGGCCCATAATTTTCCTATATTTCTTATGGTCGCTACGTTGTCTGTCTTATTATCATTTACTGATGTGTCTACATTGTAATCAACGTTTTTCCCACCAAAAATTGAGATCGCACCGCGAACTGATTTATTCAGTTTTTTATAGTCTTTATCAGTCTTTCCATTGGTGGTCGTATCAATATTAAACTTGCTGCTTATAATTCCTGATAATCCAACTATAGGGCTTGTTTTCATTCCGAATTTTGCAACACTGCTTAATTTGTCCGCAATTTTCTTGAGATATTCCCAAAGTGTTTTCAATTTTTCAGTAATTGAATTTAAAACAGGCTTAATAATATCCCATGCAATTTGGACTTTTGCACTTATATCCGCAATTTTTTTAACGATCCAGTTACCAATTAATTGCCGAATAACTGAACTAATTGCTGATGCAACAGCCAATATAGGTGAAAGCACAGTTTTTATTGAATTTAATGCCGGAGAAATTTTTTCACCTATTGCATTGGCAACTTTTGAAATAACCGAATAAATCGTACTTAACAAATTTGAGACTGTGCTTAATGCAGGTTTTAATACTGTTACAACCTTATCTGTATATGGGGACAATTTGCCCAAACCAGATTTAATCTTGTTGATTATGTCAACAATTAAATTCATTGGTGCAATAATATATTCAAGTGCTTTTTTTATGCCCTTGAATAATTTGGAATTAGATATTTTGCTATATGCGCCTTCTCCAAATACTTTATCAATTATTGCTTGGCCTACACCTTCATATATTTGCATTGGAATCTTAGGTATTTCCTTGGCCATAGTAATAATCAGAGAACCAAGGTTCCAAACAAGGCTTCCCCAATTTATGCCACAAATAAAATCGACAATTTTTTGGCCAAGTTTTTGCCAGATGCCGTCTTGATTAATAGTCTCAAAAGCACTAACTATTGTCTTACTTATTCCTATTGCAAAGTTAGATAAGGTTGCTCCTGTAAGTCCAGCGTCCCATGTGTTAAGAAATCCAGTTATTGAAGATATAAGCGATTTACCCAAGTTTTTCCAATCAAAATTGATTGCAAAAGTATTTCCAGCAGTAAGTGCTGTATTTATTGCGCCGGCAATTGTTGAACCAAGATTAGAGAACAATCTCGGAGTAATGAGGCCATTCAAGAAGTCGGCAAGTCCTTTGCCAAAATTTTTTGCCTTTTTGTATACCTTATTCCACTTAATAGATTCCATTGCCTTAGACAAACTATCACTGATATATTTGCCTAATTGGTTAAGGTTCTTGATGCTAGACTTGTAAAGTCCCTCTGCTTCTTTGATTATATATTTAAATCCGCTGTCACCACCAGCACCGTTTACACCAGTGCCACCACCAGACCCGTTGCCTCCACTTGTACCCGTGTCATTGTCCGGTTCAACAACATTTAACTCATCAATTCCAAGAAGATGTGTTTTTAAATCTTTGGCCGCTTTGGCGGCTTTTTTAGTTCCGCTTGCCATATCATCAGCAGCACCGGCAGCGCCTTCAAAATCATCAGATATAAAAACCTTTTGTATCTCCAACTTCCAGCCGAATATTGCACCAAGGGCATTGACTACCTTTTCGGAGAATGCATAAACCGCCGATAAAGCCTTATTAAGAGCCTGTATAAGAGGTTTAAGCATATTAACAAATGCATTACCCCAAACACCAGCAACCATCTCTATTTGCTCCTGCAAGACACGTAACTGGTTAGCCCATGTCTGACTTGTACGTGCAAAATCCCCTTGTACATTCTTGGTGTTATCCATGACATACTGGTATCTCAGCATTGTTTTTTCTAGCTGAGTCATAGAGGATATGTTGGCGTCAAGACCTTTTTTCATTGCATACTCTTTGAGGGTTGCATTTGTAAGGTCAATACCAAAAGCTCGCATAGGCTCTGTCTCACCAGTAAAGATTGACCATAATTTACGCGAACTTTCTTCCTGCGAAATATTGTAGAAAGAAGCAAGGTCTGCTGATAAGGATGTAAGTTGTATCGACATATCAGACATATCTTTAACGGGCGCACCCATAGCAAGTCCCATAGCCTGAAATCTACCAGCTGTCTGCTTTGCCGACAATTCCGACATTCCATACATCTTTATTGACGTCTTAGAAAATTGCTCTAATTTGTCCGTGTACTGACCGAACGTATTAACAACAACATTCTGCACCTCAGTAAGATCAGAAGAAATGTCTATGGCTTTTTTGAATCCACTTAATACTCTTTGTGCTGCCCAAAATGTTGCATACAGTTTTCCAACTGCTGAAGCAAGACTCCATATATGTTTTTTAGCGCTTTTAGCACTGCTGCCCATACCGGAAAAACTGTTTTGTATACCTCTGCTCGCACTTGCTGTCCTACTTCCTTGCGCTGCCAGATTTGCAAGTGCATGAGTCATTTGTATTACATTTTGTGATACTTGTGGTGCTGTAGCCATAACTTGCATAAACTTCTTAAGTTCTGCTGCAAGTATCCCCAGTCCACCTGCTGTTTGTGTGGCTTTTGCACCTACTGACGCAAGATTACCAAGTGCGGTGGTCATCTGTATTGTTCCAGCGGATAATTGTGGTGCAAGCGCCATGGTATTAAATAGATTGCGAAGCGTAACGGACAACTGTGGCAATGCTGCTGATACAACGCTTGCTTTTTGTCCGGCATTTGCAAGTCTGCCAACTGCATTGGTAAGCTGAATTACATTTGTGCTAACGTTCTGAGCGCCTTGCAACGTGCTAGATAAGCCTACAATCGCATTTCCAAGCTGGCCTATGGCGTTTATATTCAAACCATTAATGTTCGAGTTAGACAGCCTTGTAATGGAATTAATGAAGTTCGTAAGACCCTTGTTGCTGAACTGCATGTTCCCCAATACTGATATACTGGAAGCAAGTGGGCTTATGCTATTTGCAACCGCTGTAAGTTTTGCGCTGTTGATGTTTTCGAATTGTTTTATACCCTTGGCAGCCCTGTTAAAATCAGGCATTTTTACATTTTTCATTGCACTCATGCCTTGTGCAAGCTGATTCATGCCCTGTGCAAACTTAGCTATACCATTACTATCAATTCCTTGTAATGTCTTAGATAGTGTGCCGAGCTTATTTGACAGTTTATCTACTGCATTAACTGCTTGAGTTGCACTTGCATGTATTTTAACTTCAAGATTATCTACTGTTGCCATGTTTCACCGCCTTGTTGTAATAAAAAAGACGGCAAAAACATCAGTCCTTGCCGTCAATCATATTGTGTGTCCTATCCCATTCTTGTTTTGCCTTTAATCGTTCTTCAATAAACTCATTTCTAAGTCTATTTACCCTATCTTCTTCATTTTCCATAAGTGGAGCTTTAAGATACTCTGAACTTGCTTTCTTGCCGTTAAGGCAATGATCTATTGCAAAACATAGAGCAGATCTGATATACGTTCCTACCCACGCATAAATTTGAGAATCGTTTTCCTTTTCTGCCATATGGTAAGCTTTTTCGTATGGTTCAAGCTCTGCTGGGCAAGACTTGTCAATATCTTCAACTGTAAGTCCATAGCCCTTGGTTAGCATTAACCAACGTGGTCGTATTTCGTTACAGTAATTTTCGTAATTAAAATCTTTGTTATCCTGTTCAAGGATTATTTCTGTGCCTGATTCTGCACTTTTGCTGTCTCTTCCTCGAACAGTCTCTTTAAAAAACCATTGTGAAGCATCTCATTTGAGATATCCTCCTGAAGCTTAAGAAAATCTCCGTTTTCCTCGTCCACAAAATGGTCAAGCATATCCTCAACCTTACTAAGCTGTTCGTCACGGCCTTTTCCTGTAGTTAAGTTGTAGCCGAACTCATCTGAATGATTAGCCTGTAATCCAGCAAGTAAAATTTGTGGCATTAACAAATACATTTGCTCCATTCCCTCTATTGCTCCAACTCCATCGTCTGTACTTGACTGCATTACTCCAATTCTTGCCAGCTTGCTGATAAATCCAGCCCTAGCTACCGCCTTATTACCAAACTTAATATTGTATTCCCTGTTATTCATTGTAATTGTCATAATATTTTCCTTTCCTCCTACTCTTAATAGGAAAGGGGCAGTCCGAAAACCGCCCCTTGTTTGCTTAATACGTGTAATCAGCCGATTTTGTATCTTTTGTATCGTCATCACTCAGCACGGCTGTATCTGAGTGGTTTGCTATTCCCCCGGTGTAAAATCAACCTTTGTATCAAAGCCGACAAGATCTTCGAGTATAAGGTTGATCTCAACCGTTAAGAGCTCATTCTGACCCTTTGAAGCCACTGGAAGAACTGATGGTGGCTGAGCTTTAATAAACTCTGCCTTGGTAAATCCAGGTGTGATTGTCTCAAACCACATGGATTTGCCTGTTCCTTCCAACTTCTTGTACTCTTCAAGTACTTTCTCCCATTCTGCAAGTGTATCTGGTGTCCAGTTTACTGTTACTGTATATGTATCAGATACAGTAGTTCTACCAGATATGTTTCTTGTGTAAAAATCTTCAAGAGCCGAAGCGTCAATAGCCTCTGGTTCTGCTGTAGCATCGCCAAGCTCATTGATTCTGGTCAACTGAGTAAATTTGGTCGGCTTTTCGCCTGCGACTGTTTCAACACCATAACCAAAAGTAATGCCCAGTGTACTTAATCCTGGTACTGCCATGTCTTTACCTCCTTAAAAATGTGCATAAAAAAAGAGCCACATGGCTCTAATTGCTAACTATAATATTGTGTCGCCGGCCCCATACACACGGCTGAATCGCATGTTACATATATAGGTTCCACCATTAACACTGTATTGAGGTGTTCCGGCGACCGAAAATCTCATTTGTTTATATATGTCCGTTATTTTGGACACAATCTTTCTACATTCGCTGTGATTCTTGTTAGAAGTCACATCAACCTGTATTGTTTCTCTTACAGCGTTGATTGTCTGTCCCTCTAAATCTTGTCCCAGTTCCATTCCAGGTAGTTCGTGAATATAGACTGTTGGAAATACTGCTGGTTGATCTGATTCCCCTTTATCTGTAACGTTAAGCGTTGGGTATTTATCCTTTAACTGTTCTGTTGCTTTGGCCTTGACAATGCTATATATTGTCGAGCCAAGTTCTATTGCCCATGCATTATCCATTGTCAAACACCTCTTTCACAACGTTCTTGACTTTTCTTTCAAGTTCACGAGCAGTATTGTACATATATGGCCTAGATGGCATACCCTCGGTGAACCACCAATGGCCATTATCATCTTTGTAAAACCAGCCAATTCGACCATCTTTGAGTTGGTGGATTGTTTGACCGCTTGCATATTGCCAAGATACTCCCGGAGGTAATTCGCCTTTGTATGGTTTCTTTTGGCCTATAACACCAGTTCCAAACTCAACAAATGCTGCGTGATCTGTTCCGGCTACAACCGCCCAAATATGACTACCATCTGTATCTGTAACACACTCTGATTGTATGCTTTCAATCAATTCACCCTTAAAGATGGCGTCTAAGTTTGCTAATTGTACTCTAGCAACTTCTACACCATCATCAGCCAATCTTTCAGCGATAACGGCGCATTTATGGTCAAGCCTTGCTTGATAGGCTTTAAGCTCCTTGATTGCATTCTGTAAACTACTTGCAGACAAAGATACATCTATTGTTTTTTTCACTTGACCACCGCCTTGAGGACATATTTTGTTGACCGCAAAGCTGGCTTAACTCCTACAACTGTAAAATCAGCAGAAGTTTTATCAATATAGCCATCCTCTGTGTATTCAACTTTGCTATCAAGCCATATAATGTCACTTTTTTTGATAGGGTATGCTCCTCTATCGGTAACTATGATTGCGTCAAAATCGTTGACATCAAAGCCATATTCTTTTGCCTGTGCTTCGCCGCCAGAGAAAGAGATATTAGCCCTAAATGATACAGGCTCTTCGTATGATATTTCCTTATGGTCTATAAGAGGTATTTTTTGTCCCTCTTCTGTGATGAAATACTTTATATTGCCATCATCATCTTTTTCATATATCTCTACTTCTTTGCCATAAGAAGCATATTTCATAGATTGCTTATTGATCTCAAGCGACATTACTTCACATCCTTGCCAAATCGTTTCCAAAGCTCAGATAGCTTTTCCCAACCATACATTGCCACAAATGCAACTACAAATCCGGCTAGGATAGCTGCAAGAATCATATACCAAAGTATTGTCATATGTATGTACTGCATATAGGCGATAAAAGCCACAACGGTAATGCCTATGGACAGCACAAGCACCAGTATGTCGGTTGGTATCTTCTTAAATACACCAACGCCTTTGATTACTTGTGTAATTACCGCCACAACAAATGTAAGTGCGCCTATGACAGACACTATAATAGCCATATTGGCTACAAGGCTCTGTATAACATCCATTTTTACACCTCCTTGTTTTCGTTGAGTCGTGCTTCCATTCCATCTATGCGATGATGAAGTGACTTAACACTTTCCTCAACTTTAATAATCCTGTTGTCATGGGAATTAAGCTCTTTTCTCATTTCCACGACTTCATCCTTTATTTCCTTAGTATTGCTAGATATGGCATCTAACTTCATATTTATGCGGGTGTTTTCTCGGACTCTATCCTCTAGGTCTGAGTTATCAGTTCTTCTATTATTTTTGAGATTCATCACAAGACTGACAATTCCAAAAAAAATAGAGAAAGTAACCGATATGATGCTGATAATTATTGCTACTGGCATATATCTACCGCCTTTCTCTTATGTTTGCATACTGCCCACCACCACCATAATGTATGCCCTCTGCTACCGTTAGGTAACGCACAATCTTCTATAATATCTCAACAAATGGAAATACATCAGCTAGCAGCTTATTTCTGTCAATCCAACTACGGCTGACTCCATTTTCGCCAAAACTTGCCATGTATTCCTCACCAGCTTGAGATAAGTCGTATACAACCAGACTGACTATATTGGTAGTATATCGTTTCATATCTTCTTCTATTTGTTCATCTGTGTAATCAGATGGGTAATTACGCTTGTTGCGTATTTCTTGCTTAATTTCCTCAATATGCTGCTCTATTCTTGGATTATCCTGTAGATCAGTCCACTTGATAGAGCCATCGTCACCGACTTCATATTGACCTTTTCGTATTTTGACTTGCTCTACCAATGTGTATTCCATGACTACCTCCTACAAAGCAAAATGAGCTATAAGCACTTCTTTTAATGCGCCGCCTGTCATGTTTTCGGCATTATCTATGCCCTCTGATATTGCAAGCGCTTTTAGATCGTCTGTTGACATTCTGTTGATTTCGGTCTTGGTATGAATAGCAACACCAGAATCAGTTTTTTCTGTTTCTGGTCTGCTTGTTTCCGGGACGTCATTTCCGGCATCATACCATACCCCATCTTTTACAACGATATAGGGATATATCATAAGTTGCCTCCTACTCCTACTCGTGATGAACTTCAATTACGGCGGTGCTATCCATATTCTCATACGATGGAAGTACAACCTCAGATGCAAATGTTGACATCTTCATTGGTGGACCATACTCTGTCTTTGTAGCAACTGTAATTCCTGTACCATACTGAGTTACATCAACATCTGCTACCTGTCTTGCAGTTCTCTCTTCTGGTGTAGTGCCGAACCATGTATTGCCAAGATTACCCTCTGGAAGAAGTGTAACCTTATTATCTGGATAGAAATACTGTTCCTTGCCCTCATCGTCAATGTACATCTTATCGTAAAGCACGATAGTAAGTTTTGTTCTCTTCTGCACTACCGAAATAACAGTATCATCGTCAACCTCAATAGTTGCTGTAAGGTTCTGTGCGAGAATTGCGTTTCTTATCTGTGCATTATCAAGCAAATACTGGAATGTATTGCTGTTCATAAGCACATATCTAGCAATCTTGCCATTCTTTTGTAACTTTTTACGTGCGGTATTTAGATCTGTGAGCGGCTTTGAATTTTCTGTGTCGCTCCACATGCTTGTTCCATCAAGTTTGATATAATGATCCGTAGTATATGATCCGTCAGAATCATAATCATATGAATATTGAACACCGTCACTCTTAATAGTGATAACCGGATGTCCATCTACTGTTGAAAGGAGAGCCATTCTCATTCTCTCTGGAACAACTTCCGCACCGCTTACAAGTCTGCTTGTGTCGTCATATACCGCACTAAGAGCACTTGCAAGGTATGGATCATCAGCAGTGTTTGCTCTTTCTATTTCAAGCATTTCTGCTTCGCCTATGGTCATTCCCTCACGGAAAAATGCCATCTGTGTCTTTTCCTTAGAAAGTCCTTCTCTAGCTCTGATTGTTGGGATTGAATCAAAGTTAGATGGTGCAAGAGATACAGGAAGTCCCTTATGTGTTTTGATCCATTGCAGGTCAAGTCCCTGTTTCTTTCTCTCTGGAAACCACTGTAATCCAAGATATGGAATCTGATTACTTGCGTTTTCTGTTGCTGACAGCGCAATTGACTTACTGTCAATAACTTCATTTACTAGCATATGTTTTTACCTCCTGTAATTACTCAAATACGATCATTGGCAGAGCCGTTTTGACTGCTGCATCGTATGTTACTCCTGAATGTTTTTCTGCAACCGCCGTGTCAAGATATGCTTTCTTGAGAAGAACTCCCTGTGGTCTATCTTCTGTTACATCAAATCGAAGTATGCCAACCACTGTTGCTGTGTTATCAACCTTGCCATCTTTACCAATTGGGGTTCCAGCTTTAACTATCTTTTTGCCATTCACCTTTGTTGTAACTTCTTCAAAATCCAAAGTAAGAGGTATAGCCTCGTTTGGCTCTCTCTTGAGAATTTGCACATCACCTGAGTATGTTGTTTTTTCATACTGCATATTCATACTTGGCATCTATATTTCCCTCCTTAAATGTAATGTTTCAAAATATCATTTTTTGTATTTTGATTTTCAATAAGACCGGCAGCTATTTTTTCTGCCTCCGTCTTTGTGTCACTTGAATTGCTACCTGTACCACCATTACCCGGCGGTGTTGAGCCATTGGCTATCTCCTTCTCTTTAGCCTGGGCAGCGGCAGTTTCTTTATCTGCGATAATCTTTCCAAGAGCGTCATAATCCATGGAACCATCATCCTTAACCACTAGCTTTGCCTGCTCAGCGGAAATCTTGAATTTCTCGGCTGCACTTGTTCTCTGGCTTGCAATTGCCTGTGTCTTTTCAAGCTCTGCTATCTTCTTCTGAGCATCTTCAAGAGCTTTGGCATTTCTTTCTGCCTCAGACATACTCTGCCCTTTTAAATCCTCATACTCTTTTTCGATAGCTTTGAGTCTTTCAAGTTCTGTGTTGTTCTTATTTGCCTTTGCATTAGCAGATTGAACGTCCTTACCATTTTCAGCCATGACTTTTTCGATCTGCTCATCGGTCAAACCCATTGACACTAAATCTTCTCTTTTCATTGATTACCTCCGTATGTCTACGTTTTTATACGGTGCAACGCCACCGATTGACATTGCCGTTTTCTACGCTCACGGCACTTGCGAAATTTTGTATAAAAAAAAGCAACCACAAACGTGATTGCTAATTTCCGATTATATTGTTGTATTGCTCTTCTGTTATCAGCCCTTTATCATAGGCTTGCTTGACCATTTCAGCATTCCATATATGATAGACTTGATACCATTTTTTTATTTTTTCATACATAGGCTATTCCTCCGTTAGCAGTGTGTTAGTCATCATTGCCGTATATGTTACTTGTGCGTCTATACGCTCAATATCAGACGGTATTTTGGCTGGTTCATAGCCGTCATACTTCTGAGGATTGTTATTGATATCTTGAAGATTAAGACTTTCAACAGGAGCATGAAACTGTGTTCCATCATACTCATAGTATGTATGTGTTTTTGACTGTCCTCTGGGTTCTGCATATTCTTCTGTCTTAACTCTCTCATTAAGGCATAAGTACACCCATGCTATTCCTTTGGTATCTATTTTTATAACAACTTCTTGCTGTGGTTCTTCTGCTCTTACTATCATTGTTTACCACCTTTCTTGCTACCTTAAGCAATTTGTATACCCTGTAACCGCAAAAAACTTTTTAATCGGCCGACAAGTAACTCCAGACCGCCCCGTCAAGCCAGCCCCTGCAAAGCAAGCAACAAAAGCCCGCAAGCGCGCCACCCCCGAGACCACCGCCCTGGTAATATTCTCTAGTACCGCTAGTGCTAGTGTCACCTGCATAAAGAATATCTTTATTGCCTTGACCACTATTAGCCACTTGGTTTATAGGCAGCCATGCTCCATAATTCTGCTCCACATCGCCTGTCCAATAATCTGAACCTTTGCCGTCTGTGCTTGCCGCAATATTTCCAACAAGCAAGTAGCTTGATTTTATAGTGCTTTCATCTGTAACATGTTTTGTTCCCCTAGGAGCAACATACACATCCTTAGAATAATCAGATTTAAACACCATTACTGTGTCAGATGCTATTGTTCCACCACCAATCAGATACTCAACACCCTGTATCCTACAAGGATGTTTTCCACCCGAATTGCTAACAGGAGAGCCATCATGGTGTCCAATTACGGCATCAGTATCACCACTATGTGCATGCATTGACGTCATGTATATCTGTCTTTCACCAACCGATAAAGTATCAAATGGTTGGCAGTCAAGGTATACCGCCTTATTGCTATCGTCAAGCGTTTCTATTGCTGTGATTTTTACATCATCAGCATAAGCATGAACACTTGATACACCTCTATCAAGTGAGCCAGAAGTATCAGCATATCCAACAGATACACATAATCCTACTTGCAAATTATCAGCCTGTGCATTTGTAACTGGGAAATAATTATGCTTATCTGCTGATTGCACGCTTGCTGGATATTGTATATTCCAACTTGTTACACCCGCCATGCTATCTTGACTTGACTTGTTTGCATACTTGATAAGGTTAAATATCTGTGCAAATGTATATCTGTCTGAGCCAGCTCCGGTATAGCCGGCGCCTTTCTTGCCATAGTTGGTTATCATGTTTTGATAGCTTTGATTTCTTGCGACTTTGCCTCGTTGAGAATGCAGTAACCCATCTGAGCCTGTAACACTTAAGTATCTCGACTGAATGAAATAAGGCACTATCGTGCCATCTGCACGTACCGCTTGTTCCCATGGTTTAAGCCCAAGTTCTTCATGCGGTGTGTCGGATATAACAAGCTCTCTGTATTCGTCTGACACATCAATCCAAGCGTAGTAAAATGTCATTTGCATGGCACCCATATCTACATTGCCATCTGTTTTGTAGGTGCTGTCACCCACAAATGCCGTAGGGTATGCAAAGCCATCATCGTATCGCTTATAATTGACCTCATACCACTTAAATAATGGTATGTTTTCGTAATCATCTTGATTTTCTACTGTGTCCGTAGACGGTACGCAAACAAAGTCTTTATTATCCCTTGTTTTTTCACACAAAGATGTAGGATTTGATGTTGACTTTGGAACTTTAACTCCGTATATCTTGCCTGTTCTTTGCAAAGAAAAGAACTTGTCAAGTAATATGTCGTTAAGATTATCCACAGTGTCCTTAATTGCATTTATAGCGTCACCAGTCGCCTTTGCATCTGCTGGTGTATCTTCAATAGTCAAGGTCTTGTCCGTAGGTACTGGATTATCCTTAAGATACTGCTCCACGATCTGCCTTATCTGGTCATCGGTAATGCCGCCCTTTTTAATTTTCTTATTGAGTAATGCGTATACTTCCTCTGCATTCATGTGCGCACCTCTCTATTCCTGTTTTATCCAACTCTTGCCGTCAAACTTATATAAGTCTGTCGTGTCTATCATGTAGCACGAACTACCAAGTGACACATATGTTGGCAGCTTATCTATATCCTTAGACAAAGCGTTGTATTCTCTGTAATTCCCCTTAGACTCTAATGCGGTAATGCTACCCATATCCGGCACATCATCGCCCGGTTCATACACTTGTCCGTCTTGGACTACCGTATATCTAGTCACCATTGTTATTACCTCCGTTACCAAGATTATCTACTATTTCTCGCGCTTTTTGTTCCTGTTGCTCTACGTTATCTATAGTTAGATATATCTTATCCAAGTATTTTTTAGACAGTAAAAATGTCTTTTCTGCGTCCCCCCACAGTCCAACAGTCTTGATTGCAACAAGTGGATGTATTCCAGCCTGCAATAGAACAACCAAAGTCTGAGCTTTGGTGTACATGTTATCCTGAGGGCTATGGTTTATCTGCACTGAAAAATCTCTAACTGTCAACTTCAAATCATCTGCATACAGTCTGATTGCATTAAGTGCAAGTTTTGCAAATTGTTTTTCCGATGTTGCAACAAGTGGGTCTTTTAACTTTGTTCGTGTCTTGCTAAAATCCCATCCGTTCCTTAACTCGACAGCTCCTTGCGTATCTCCGCCTGTGTTACCTTGCTTAGTTGGGATTGCAAGAATTGTCTGAACGTTATCCCACAAATCATCCTTTGCAACCTGAGTCTGAGATTGATTAAGTTCTTGCGACATAACATCTACATCGGCATTGTTGACACCATTGGTTGATTTAACGACTAGGGCACCCATCTCTTTCATGGCTTTAAACTTCTCCTTGTCAACGTCACAATTGACAAATTTAATCCACGACTGTACAAACTGTTCTATGCTATCCATTCTGTTAGATTGCATATTGTTGATTGCGTCAAGCATATCTATTACAAGTTCAATATCGCTTATTCTTTCGTGATTATTAGGGTACTCAACAATCGGTATATCTCCGTAAGCGTGTAATTTCCAGCCTGTGAGCGTACTGTTATATATCTTGCACTCATGTGTGGCTGTGTAACATTGCTTATACCACTTGCCATCACTGTCCTTAAGTTCTGTGACGGCAACCATCGGTTCCTCAGTGTTGCTATTGTATATGATAAAGGTATTGAGCGGACAAGGCGTAACAATCCTGAACGGCACATCACCGTTTGGGTTAAACTGGATAGCTTTAAATGCTGTACCAGTGGCAGATTGCCATTCACCAGCCTTTATGTCCTTATCTTGCTTACAAGCGTCTACCATGTAATCATTCAGATCATCAACCGCATTATTGATCGCATCATCGTCTTTACGGCTGATATACTGTACTGGTTCTCCGTAAGTTTGTCCAACTTTAAACTGCACAATTTCATATGCATGATTTTCTACGATGTAATTGATTACATCGTCACGAATTACTTTGATTCTGTACCTTATTGGTTGGTCGCCTTTGTAGTAATTCCATAAATACTTTATAATTGGCTTATTCCAGTTAAATACTCCTATACACTCACCGACTACATTCACAATATTATCCGGTGTAATGGTGTCTACATTGGTATATGCTATTTTTCTACCATAGTGGCCTCTTACAAGGTCTTGCAAATGTAATCTGTTCATGTCAACTCCTACTTCATGAGTTCATTTACTCTCTTCTGAATCTTATTAGGGTCATAACCTGCTGCCTTAAGCCTATCGATACGTTCCTGTCCGTTGCCCCAGCGACCAGCAATGACCTCATGTGCAACTGCATTGATGATCTTATCCTGTGTCATCTGTGATGTCTTAACAAGTTTGTTGACTGCTGCCTGTACCTTGTTGTAGTCATATCCAGCCTTGGTAAGCCTTGCCTTACGATCAGCACCGTTGCCCCACTTGCCCACAAGGACTTCCTTTGCAATGGTATTGATGCTCTTCTTGCCGGCTGTCGGCTTTGCAAGTACGGATACGGCTCTTCTGCCTGCCAGCTTATTCCAGCTTGCAGCGCTGATATATGCCTTGTTGAGATCAAGGCTGCCGCTGTAACCTGAGAGCTTTCCGACAGATGTGTACTGACGGATAAGACAGTTATAAGCTCCCTCGTTCCATGGATGCTCCTGGTATCCAGTCTCAACATAGTCTGGGTACTGAGCCACCCACAGGCCATAGCCAGCCTTTTTTACGGCGTTCATAGCACTCTTCTGGATGTAGATAAGCGGTTTGATGCCGGTCTTTTTCTGCACATAACTGCACCACTTAAGACACCACTCAAGATCATTCTTGCCAAACTGAGGGTTGTTCTTTGCCTCCCAGTCAAGCACAAGAACGGCTTTGCCGATGTACTTCTTTACATACGCAAGGAAGTAGTCAGCCTCTTTCTGCACATCACCGCCATTGGCGTAATGATACGCACCTAACAGTTTCTTTTTTTTCAGAACTTTGTCACAGTGATTTGCAAAGTATCTGTTCTTATAGCTTGTTCCCTCAGTTGCTTTGACAATGCAAAAATCAAAAGGAACTTTGCTTAAATCTATATTTTCATCGCCTTGCCAGGCGCTAATATCTATTCCATTCATTGTTTATACCTCCTGTTTGCATTAAAAAAGCACCAGTAAAGCTACTGGTGCCTTCAAAGGGTTTATGAGGTTTGAAAAAGTATGAGAAAAAACAAAGTGTTCATCAATCAACTTGTTCATGATATATTATATAATATGTTTTATGGGACATTCTAGGACATTCAGGGACTACTTATATGTGTTTCCCCATTTTTGCTCAAATTCCTGCAATGCTTTACCGTGTCTTCGTATAATTTGCTTGTAACAATAGTTCATCTCTATTGCCATTTTTTCAAAAGTCTTTTGCTCAACGTATCTCGAAAATAAAATCTGATAAGTCATTTCGTCAGACATACTATCTATCTGGGATATAATTATTCGTTTGTTGTCAATGTATCTATCAACAAGCATGTCTATTTCATTTTCCATTTGCTCAATTTTGGACACAATCTTGTCCATGGTGTCATAGCTAGGTGATGACTGCACTCTTTCATCATTTCTGACCGCCGATACACTGCAAGCCATAGATCTGTACTGTGCAAGCTCCACTAGTTTATTATTGATAAGTCGGTCATATCTGCCTATTTGTTGCAAGTATTCCTTTGTTTCCACTAATCAATACCTCCTAAATGGATTTAATGTTGCCTCTGCTACTGCTGTATTTTCTGGATTTTCGATAAACATTTCCAATTGAGTGATTCCGTCTGCTGCATCATCATGCTCATTGCCACCAATGCTAACAAACATTGTCAGCTCATCCATAGCAGCTTGATATTCGTCATCTCTGTAATATCTTTTTATTCCAAGTTCCGAATCCTTTTGCATCTGTTCTTGTGTTCTTCTATGCGTGTCCAGAAATATAAATTTACGTTTTACATCGCCAGAATAAGCTATTATCTTTGCTAACTTTTCAACTTTGTTTGGCGCCTTGCGACTTGAACATGAGCATTTGTAACCTTGTTCTTGCAGTTTTTCATCTACATATTGGCAATAAAGATCACCACCAACATTACCCTCAAATCTAGTTTGCCTTATTCCATTTTCAATAATTCGACCTACAACAAGTGGCACTGTAACCTCTTTTGTGCCCTTATTAAACACCCAACCTATGATATACACATCACCGTTGTCATATTCAACGCCAATAGGCATTGATAAGCTATCGCCACCACCCCAGGCTATATCTGTAACACCGATGTGCCTACAATCTCCGTCTGGTAAAACTCCGTTAAAATATCTAAGATTATCTGTTGGAAATAGCAATCCCTCACGGACGTAAGGCTTTTGCATGAACTTAGCCATCCATTCAGCGTTTTCCAATTTGTCTCGCATATCCCTATAGTATTCCGTGGAAAATCCGTTTATTTCATAGTTGAAATTACTTTCGTCGTTCTCATTAAGTGCCGGTATTTGCCTGAATCTATATTGAGGGTCTTTTTCATATTGTTTTCTGAGACGTTCCAGTGGGTCTAGGACATTCCAAAGAGTACCAACCATCAATTCTCTTGCACCGTCATTTTTACGGTCTACCATTTTGTTAAGGTATTCCTGATAGGTATTCTCCATACGTGTAGGTGACAGAGAATGTTCACGATCACGCACAAGGTCATCGACATACAGATATCCGTCCGCTGATACATCAACGGCACCTGTCCATGTGCCATCAATACCCCTACAAGTAATTGTTGCAAATCTGTCCGGATCACCAAGTGTAATCGTAAATTCATCCGCACTTTTATCCGTAACAACTGATTTGTATTTTGGATGGTAATAACCAAACAATTCTCCAAATGTGTACTCAGGCGTTGATACAAGATTCATAAGTTCTTTGTAAAATCCCTTAGCAAGTATTCCTGAATGTCCACCCATTGCTGAATGGCTATTTGGTCTGCGTAGCATAATCCACGCAAGGAAAAAAATACAAATTGTACTGTTGTGTGTAGGCTTTAATGTCTTTCCAACGCAATATATGCCATCTTCAACTGTTATACAATTACCATATGATGAGTACCTCGGAATTTCTTCAATTTTTTCAATTGATATTCTTCTTTGGGCAGAAAAATTATTTATCTGTTTTCTTTCTAATTGGCATGGTATATATTTTGTTGGATTAAAGCTAATAACCCAATAATTCTTTTTCCCTTGTATTCCAGATGAGCTTGTTTTTGGACTACATACTTTTACAGACGTTCTCCATCTAAATGTATTAACAAGTGTCACAAAGTCCTCTTTAAGAAAAAAATCAGATGTTGTGAACTGATATCTATTTTCTTTTTCAATCAAGCAGCCATCGGTGTCCAATAGTCCGGCTAAAAGTTCTAATCTTTGTTCTTCGTCAGCAATTAAATATTCATCTGGAATATGTTTAAGTGTTGTGTGTCTACTATGGCACATTCCATATTTCTGCAACTGCTCTCTAAGGCCTTTAAAACCATAATATCTTACACCTGTGGTTTTATGTTTTGTATTCCACGATAATTCATATCCAGCAGATAATATTTTTTGGACTATTGCATAATCACTTTCTGCTCCGCATATATCCGGATTAGTATTTCTTCCGTCTCCAAGCCACGCTCCTAAAGTATATGGGTCAACCCACAGCGGTTTATGAGAGCCTTGAACTTCTTGCACATCTGGAAGAAACATCCTTTTTCGCCCATCTTTTTCAAAAAGATTATCTTTTAAGAATTTTGTTTCATATGTAACTTCTCTCTGTAAATGCCTGTCATACACAACCCACTCATGGTTTCCATGGCAAATAATGTTTTCTCCATCCGAGAAAGTAACCTTATATTCCATTTCGCAAGGGTTATGTATTGCTAATATACGTTTAAATTCTCCATCAATTCCTATTACTCTATCTCTTATAGTCAAATCGCCATGTTTTTTCCAGCCTTTTTCCGTTAATACCGGAGTATCAAAAGAAATAGCCTTTCCAACACGGGACGGCATAGACAAGCCATAGAACTTGATTTTGCGCTGCTCCAAATCTTCCAAATCTTGTGCAACAACATTTAGGGTTTTTCGCCTAGGCTGATAAAATCTCTTCTGCCAAGCTCTATTCTTCTCCATGTAAAAAATAAAACTTTCAAATTTATCATAAGATTCAAGTTTCAGAATTTGGTAATATTGATTGACAAGCTCTATCTCTGTCTTGTTTGCCTGGGCAAATTTCTCAATCTCCCAAATGTCCATGCCGAATTGTTTCAAACAGAATTGATTTACGATTGTCTTTGATCTTGCCGTGCATTCAAGCATTGTAGTGATATCACCATCATTTTTGGCTAGCTGGCAAGTATCAAGATAGGCATTGATAATTGTTTCGTCTATGCCCCGGACATCTATGTATTTTTCACAATCCTTAATCAAATTCTGTAATTCAGACATAAAAAATAGCACCTCGCTAAAAAGCAGAGGTGCTACGGCCTCTGCCTATAATTTTTCTAGGGTAGCGACCAACTCTATTTGTTGGTCGGAAACATATAAAAATCAAGTCCTAATAAATCAGGATCTAACTTCTTCGCATTCTTACCTATCGGTGAGCATTTGTACACGGGTTTCCAAGAATCCTCATACCACCTATCCATTTGAGCAATAACACTTTTTGCATAATATGTAGGTTTGCTCATTGTTTTTGTACGGTTGCATAAAACCTCTTGATAGTTCTCGATTATAAATCGACAATCATTGCCATCGTATTCATAATCTCTGTAAAATTGATAAAATGTTTTTAAATTTTTAACAAAATTAATTAGTGTTTTCATTCTTCATAAACCTCTCAAAATTCTTCTCACATTTTGAACATAATTCATACTTTTTATTTACATGTTCAAAAGCGCAAATTATAATATTTCCTCTTTCATCATCAAGACCAAAGGATGGAATTTCATTTGGGGAAGTACCATATTCAGAAAAATTTATTATCCCCATTGTTTCTGTGGTTATTTCTTTTCCACACCTGTCGCAAGTGTGCCATTCTCTTTCATGTTTCATTGAATCTCTCCCATGATTGTGGCAAATACTCCACAGTTCCATCATTTTCTGACTTTTGCCATCCACTATCTCTACTGTAATTATCACGACAAATAGCACCTGTGCGTGATACCACAATATAATTGCCGTCTTTTTCAGGATTGCCACGTCTAAAGTGCTCTTCTGTGTATTCTTGTTTACGATTGTCCACCGTCATTATTATTCTCATTCCAATACACCTTAAACCCATGCTTTTTATATTCTGCAACTGCATTTTTAAGACTGCCTATATCTTCATATTTCTCGTTTAGCATAATTGCTTTGTCATCCTTAACTACGGCATATATACCAAATTTAACAGCCTTTGACGCTATTTTCAAAACTCCTCTAAAGCCTTTTCTATTCATCGTGTACACGCTAGCATCAATATTAACTATCATTCCTCCACCAACTTCCTGCCACAAATAGGGCAATAATTTATGTCAAACTGCCCCGACCCATATTCGTTTCCACTATTGTCGTAGGACAGATGCCAGTTATATGTATTGCCAACTATTATTGCATTTCCGTATGTATAACCATTTTCTATCTTTTGGCATTTACCATCGCAAAATCTACACACTTTTACTTCTCCTCATCTTTAAAAACAAATAACGTGTCTGGAAATGGTTCTCCGCTAAATAGCATATTAAGGTATTTTAAAAAGGTTGGAGTACTCATTCCGGCTATCTGTGCAGCTTTAGCTTGTGTAACTCTGCCAGCCATATATTCTGCTACTGCCTCTGAAAACTTATCCGGATCGCACCTATGTACACCACCAGCCATATTTCACCTCACAACCATACATCTCTCTGTTTTTGTAATGGAACAAGAGGGAATCGAACCCTCGTTACCGCCGTGAAAGGACGATGTCTTGACCACTTGACTATTGTTCCAGTGTGCATTTCCTTAATTTTCCCAAATCAAGGCATTTTTTTAATTCAAGTAGGACTCTGCCACCAATACTCTATCCGATTGCTATCCGGCCTCCTTAAGCTTCAAGATTGTCAGCCAAGCCATAGACCCAATGCTTAGAAAGAGCTTAACTTTGACCAACAAATGGCAGAGATGGGATTTGAACCCATGACCTCTAGCTTATGAGGCTAGCGAGCTGCCAGACTGCTCTACTCCGCGTCATTATACATACGGCATACTATATAGCCGTATGCCGGGGCTTGTGATCATTTACTCTGGGAGGAGTATTCGACCGCCTATACGGCTACAGTTGGCATTCTGTAGGCTGATTTTCACGAAACACTCACCGGACCTGGTGACGGTCCTTTATTCAGCATTCCGCTAGTGAGTGAAAGGAGCACAAATGAAACAAACATTTGTTCGGTCAAGGTAAAAGAATTTGAAAACCTTAACCGCATGAACGATATGGGGCTCGAACCCATGGCCCTTTGATTAAAAGTCAAATGCTCTCCCAACTGAGCTAATCATTCACATTCGCCTTGTATGGTCTCAAGGCTCCCATGGTTAGTCATGGTGGACTGTATAGGTGGAAAGGCTACTTGCAACAACTGCCTATACTCAGTAGCGGGGCTAGAGGGATTCGAACCCTCGAATACAGGAGTCAAAGTCCTGTGCCTTACCACTTGGCGATAACCCTATTTGTATATCTCCATTTCATTAACACTCATACCGACTATTCCAGCTGATTCATCACTGTCGGTATGTTTAAAGTATTCTCCTCTTTGCGGCCACATATATCTGAACATAGCATAATTGGCAACATCAAGAAGATATTCCGTATTCCCTGTCTCTTTAAACTTTGCAAGGCATTTTTCAAGGCTGCCTATTGCATCAACGTTGCCTGTAGCAAAATTTCTTCCAGCTCTGCCATACTTATAATGACTTTGAACCACTAAAGCCTTGCGTTTTTCATCAAATTGAAAACTGTAGTCAGTTTTCAGAATATCATCAGTCACACTCATTGTTTTTGCCCTCATAATCCAAGCATACATGTCCAGGTTCAACATAATCTGAATAATATTCGCTATTCTGATTGCTGCAAACCTTATCACCATCTTCTGTTATGCAGTATTCACAATTGCTGCATTTATCTTTTGCCATAGTGATTACCTCCCAATGCTTAGTTATCCTTGCTGAGATTTATTCCAAACGTCACAGCCTTAATTAAAGCAATTATGCCTAACAATATGTATATCCAAACAGGGGCATTAAGTTTTATTGCAATCCAAAGCAAAATGATAAGTTCAATCATATGTCGTCCTCCTGTTTGTGGTTGGCTCTCCAAGTGTCAAATCCATCTGGATATCTGTTTTCAAGTTTTTCTTTGTTCGTCTGCATAACATCATCAAGGGTAAAACCGCTTGCATCACAGATCATGGCAACATACCACATTACATCGCCACATTCTTTCTTCAAGTGGTCTATGTCTATGCCTTTTTCGTGAAATACGCCTTTTTTAACAAGATCAGCAACTTCGCCCGACTCGCCTGTAAGACCTATAACACCATTAAGCAGTTCAGCAACGTCTATTCCATTTGTTGTTGAAACAGCATTAAGAAGTCTATCTCTATTTCTGCCATCATTTGTACGCATGGCAGCCATTTGATATTCAATTCCGTTCATTTTGTTCCTTTTGGGGATTTTATAGTTTTGTCTGATGTGATTAAAGAATATCTATCTGACTGATAGATAACTGTTATGTATGCATTATATACACATTATTTGGATTTTGTCTATATTTTTTTCTGAATTGCGATTATATCTTCTATTGGGACTTTAAACAGTGCTGATAAAATTATTAGATTGTCAACTGTAGGTATTGATCTTCCTTTTTGCCACTTGTATATCGCATTTGGATTTGTAAATCTAAGTATGTTTTGTAAATCCTTAACACTTAGCCCTTGTTGTTTTCGATAATATACTATGTTTTGACCTGTTTTACACATGTCTATAACAGGTATATCAATCATATATTCTCACCAACCCTATGTTTATTTGTCTTGTCATTATGTGTAGGTTTATACTTGATATATTTATATGTGGCTGATAAGGCCTTTTTTATTTTAAAAATATTTGGGGGGCTTAGTAGGGGCTCTCCTGGGGTCCTGTCACACCCCCACCCCCTCCAGTGATCTTTTTTAGCACTCGTTTTGTCTAGGCGATAATATTGTTTTAATTGTTCGCACAATTTGCTACTATGTCGCTTATGCCTTTGTATCTATTCGCAAAACCCACGTTTCACGCACAGTTATGT